AAACAGTAGCTAACTGACCTGCCGTGACTTTTTTACCCTTTTTTCGGGCGTCCGACGCTTTTTTTGCCAGTGCTTTTTTTGTTTTTTCGTTTAGGCTCATTTTTTTGCTCCTTTTTTATGCTTGGCTCTAAGTTCTTCTTTTGCTTTTTTTGCGATCGCGGCTTGCTTGGGCTTGCCTGCGACTTTTGCTCTTTGTTCGACCACAGTAAGGATTTGAATTTTGCGAGCATACGGCTTATTAATACGTTTAACTTTACGAGCAGTTGCTTTGGCATCTTCCACAGTGGCATATTTAATAGAGATTGTGTCTTTGGGGTTTTCATCTGTATATAACCTCCTTCCAGAACCTTTAGGTTTTTTCCCTGTTCCCTTTAGTGGGTCTTTTCTTTTTGCCATTACCAATTATACCTTTTAAAGTCTTTGCTTGACTTGCATGAAGTTTCGAAGCCTTATTTAAACCTTTAATAACTTTTTTTACTTTCGTTTTATTTTGTTTTTTTATTGCCACTTTTTTTACCCTTTTTATTATTTTTCTTAGCTTTCATCTTAGCCGCTGTAATAATATCTCCTCGGGTGACTTTTTTAGGATCACCATAATACGAAGCTAATGGTTTTTTACCCTTTTTTTGTGCCATATTTTTTCCTATATGCTTTAGTGTGTTTACTTAATTTTGTTTTACGTCGTTTACCGCCAGAAGTAAAATCAGTTGCAAAACTGTAAGCAGAAGGGTCCTTTGTTGATTTTTTTGCATTACGCTGTATTTCTGCACGACGTTTACTTTTTTCAGAAGAACTCAGTCCTGCCAAATATTTTTCAGGAATACTGCCTTTTTTAAGGAGTTTGCGTTTCTTTTTTGCAGGGGGCTTCTCTATTTGCTGTCGCATATTGCCTCGTGTCATAGCCATTAGAAAAACCTTTCTGCTACCGCTACCCCTACTATCAATACGGCTAATCCCCACATACGCATATCTAACTTATCTAGACCTTTTTCTATTCTATCAAAGCGTCGATTAGCATCTTCTTCGTGTTTTTCTAACATCTTTGCAACTTGCTCCGCTTTCATCACCATGCCTTACACGACCAGTATCTGGCACTAAATTTATCTTTAGCTGTGTCACAGTTGTGTCTAGCACGAAAAGATTTACGTCTTCCTGGTTGATCTTTTTTAATAGTCATGTTAGGGTCACCAAACCGCACCAACTTCACCTGTGTCCCCTTCTTCGCTAACACAGCTGATTTTTTCGGACCTTTGGGTGTGCGTTTGGGTTTGTTATATCCTGCAAAAGTTTCCCCCCTGTACGTAATTCTACCAGAGGGGGTTCTTTTTACATTTTTAGTTGTAGCCATTATCCATATTCCTTACGGACCTGTAAAATAACGGTATAAGTATCGTTGCTAGAATGACCAACAGTTGTGAACAATATATCACCTGTTACTCCAGAACCTGCATTGTTAGGTAATCCACCAAAAGTGCTATAATCATGATAGCCACTCTGGTTTTCCCCTAGCTCAATACAAAAAACATTCGAAGAAGCATCAAATAATAATTGTACCTTCATGCCATTGCACTGCCACCATATTTTTTCAATAGTGGCTCCTGTACATGCTTGACCATCTTGAGTACTAGCTAACGCACTTACATCAACTTTGGCTACAGCAGACTCGCCTGAACCATCTGAAACATTTGTAAATTTCAAAACAGCCGTTTTAGCACCGTCAATTATAGTTTGTGAAGTAACTGCATCTGCCATGTATCACCTATTGATCAGCAAAAGCTGGAGCTGTAGCTGATGTTACACTACCAAATATTTGGTAGTTTGTTGTATTCAATCCCATAATAGTAACATCAAATCCTCCAGGAACATTTATTTGAAAACTACTATTAGAACTACCATTAGAGAACACATTACTTATTGCGTTGTCTGTATCCAATAAAGTTACACCACCAATATAAAAGTTTGTGTTTCCTGGAGTGAGTATAATCGCATCCGTACCATCAGCGGCTCCTCCCGCATAAACAAATCTAAACATAGATCCTGCTATTGGTGCTGGAAGAGTGTAAGTGTTATCTTGGCTACCATCTGGCACAAGTAGTATTCTTCCACTATGCGTGGCGTTTGTAAGAGTTACGTCACCATCAGATAAGCTGACAGGACCATCACCTAAAGTAACAACTTCTGTAAGAGTGCCTGTGCTTGCGTTTTTACTTATGGTTTTGATTGTGGTTAAGGACCGTAGAGGACCTGAATATGTTGTATTTGCCATGTTATTCTCCTTGTCTTGGCATTGTCGGGATTATCCCGTCAAGGTTTTAAAACTATAACATAAAAAAAGAGCGACTGTAAAGTCGCTCTTCTTATTTCTAAATGTAATGGTGTTTAAGCTCCTGGAGAACCAAACACACATCTTGGGTCAGATACACCAAATGAGTATCTTTCCCTAGCTTTATACCGAACGTTTCCAGTATCAAAATCACCTTCCATACTGTTGGTTATTGGCGTTCTTACGAAGTGCTTAAAACCATTAGGTGCGTCAGTTTTTATAAAAAACGCATCTGTATCAGTTAAGAAGTTGTTAACGACATAACCATCAGAAAGCATACCCATGTTTCTGTGTGCATTTACGTCGTTGTCTGCAGTTCCTGGTCTTAGGTTTGTCGCCATCAACCTTTCTGCTACAAACTGTAGATTTACTGGAATGATTAACTTCATACCTCTGAGAGCTATTTTTAATCCTCTCTCATCGATAAATCCAGCAATGTCGATTAGAGATTGCTCTAGTGAAGTTTCATTCAAGTCCGCCGCAGTACTCAACTCATTACGGAAGTTTCCTCCCCCAAGAGTTGGGTGATCCGTAGCACAAAGCTCTTTACCATCACCGAAAGTAAAGTTTGAATCAAAAGCATTGTTC